ATCAACGTTGCCGGCACTAACGTCACCTTCCAGATCACGACTGCCGTTTCGGGCGCGAACTTCGTGCCCTCGACAACTCAGATCGGGCATCAGACGTCGGGCTACTCGGGCAGCGCCGATTTTCAGGTGGGGCGTCAGCTGGTTGCAATCCTGCTCGACAACAGCCTCGCGTCCATCACCGGCGTCACCATCGGAGGCTCGGCCTGTACTCGCCTTGGTGGTAGCTCGAACGGGCGGTGGGATCTGTGGGAACTGGCGGCAGGCACCGCCGGCACCAAGACGGTGACCATAAGCGGCGCGAGCGGTGATGCCGTCATCCACACCGGCACGGTGGTCAACGCGACCGGAGCGGGCACCGGCCTTACCGTCAGGGACTACGGCTTTGGCTCTGGCTCGACGCCCTATACGACGCCGGCCAGCCTCACGGTTGCAGCGAACGGGGTCGGAATCGTGTTCGCTGCAGTCAACCGCTCTAACGTCGGCAACACGTTCACGAGTTGGGACAACGGCTTTACGCAGCAGTCGCTCAAGAGCGATGCGTCCCTTTACGAGGCGCGCACCGCGACCAAGCTCGGCGCCAGTGGCCAGCCGTCGATCACCTACACCAACACCGCCGGCACAGCGGGCGTCGCCATGTTCGGCATCGCTTACCCAGGATAGAAAACCATGAAGAAGCTCCTCTCGATCTTCCTCCTGTTGCTGCTCGTGCAGCCGGCCCTCGCCGAGCCCTGGGACGGCCCCGGCCAACAGACGATTACCTATCCGATCGCGACCACCACGCACGTCCTCGGCGACGGCGTTACCAACGCGCGTGGCGGCGAGGCGCCCGCTTACTCCACGCTCGAGCCCAACGATATTCCGACCAACTCGACGATTCTTAGCAACTGGATCGTCACCTGCCCCAATGGTGCGAACAAGAACGCCGCCAACGATGCGGTCGGCTGCGGCCAGTATTCCGATGCCACCAACACCACTGGCTACGGCATCGGCCAGGAAGCCAAGGCCCGCTTCGACTGCAACACCAACAGCCACGCCAAGGACGACCCGATCGTCAACCCCGGCGTGCAGGGCGGCTCAAGCCACTACCACGACTTCATCGGCAACACGGCTGCGGCGGGCGCGCAGTTCAACGCGACCTACGCCTCGTTGCGCGCCAGCGGCAATTCGAGCTGCTACGGCGGCCCGCTCAACCGCACACTCTACTGGAAGCCGACGCTCTACGTCCTCAAGGGCACGGTGCCGGTGCCGCTGATCGCGCGCAACACGATCACCTACTACAACTGCGGCAACCTCACGACCGACCCGCCCAAGTGCTCGCGTTGGCCGCGCGGTATCAGCTTCATCGGCGGGTTCGACATGAGCGACCCGACCAACAGCTTCCAGCACAACCAGATCGCTGCGATCGACCCCGGCTTCAACAGCTACGCCGACCCGAGCGTCGGCACGGTCAACGGGTTCGTCGGCTGGCAGTGCAACACCACCGACGCCACGCATATTGGGTACACGGCGTACGCGCCGAAGCAGTCGAACACGCACCAGCCGTACCTCAACGATGGCGCGGGCCACGCGACGCTCGACTGTGCGCCGACCACCGACCACGGCAAGACGGTCTACTACGTCAACGTCGAGGTCAGCTCACAAGGGTGTTGGGACGGCAAGAACCTGCACTCGCCCAACGGCCGCCGCCACATGGCCTATACCGTCGTCGACAAGCGCATCAGCTCGGCGCTGGTCTGCCCCGAGGGCTGGTACAAGGTGCCGGTGTTCATCGCCATCGACCAGTTCGCGTTCCGCCCCGGCGAGATGGAGACCACCTTCCTGTCGTGCGACAGCATGGTCACCCCGTTCCGGGGCGGCCAGTGCTTTCACTTCGACCTCATCCCGGCGTGGGACTACGGGACCGGCGATGCGCCGGGCGTGATGCTGCAGTTCTTCCAGCACTGCGCGGGGCTCACCATGCACGTCAAGAACAGCGACGGAGTGACCTACACCGACCTGCCAGGAGATCCCCACGAGTGCGGCTTCGGACGGGCCAGCGCGACCACGCAGATGATTACCAGCACCGCGCCGGATGGGTCGAGCCCCAATCCGGTCGTCAACCTCAACCCCGACCAGTCGGTCAACTCGATCCGCCACTTCCCGATCGACCCCGGCACTTCGACCGCCGGCGCGGTGCTACACTCGCATCAGTGAGCCCTTGCGCCGGAACAGGCAGTCGAACTCGAACGCCGCCGAGCGGTCGGTCGGAAGCGGAGAAACCGTGCGAAACTGCGCCGGCGCGAAGCCGAGGGCGTCGAGGTAGTGGATTGCCTCGGGAAACGACCAACTGCCCTCGTATAGATGCTCGACGGGCAGTTCGAGGTAGATGGCCTGCGTTCGCTTCAGGGTCTCGGCCGCGCCTTCGAGCACCTGCTTTTCAAAGCCCTGCACGTCGGCCTTGAGGAATATGCTGGCGGCAGGATCGCCACGAAGCACGTTGTCCAGCGTATCGACGGCCACGCGCTCGGTGACGCTTTCGGTCCCGGCGAAGCCCTGATTGCCGAGCACCGGCAGGAACGACGAAAGCGAATGATTGACGCACACGTTAAGGTCAGCATGACCGGGCGTGCTGCCGAGCGCGATACGGCTCGCTTTCCAGTTTGCGTCGGTCACCTGGCGTAGTGCGTCGTAGACGTGTCCGATGGGTTCAAACGACCAGATACGGCCGCGATACCCTTTACGCCGGATGAGGTTGCCGAACTGGCCGAGGTTGGCGCCTGCATCGACTACCAGGTCGATAGAGTGGGTAGCGAAGAACCGCCGCAACGTAGTTGAGCGCTGCGCCTCGATTCCAAGATGGTCGAGCGCTGACAAGACAAACTGCTTCACGTCCTTGACCCCTTGTTCAGACCCGAGCAGAGGTCCGCGCAATACGCAATGCGTATAGCAATACGTTAAGTGACGCAAGCCCGTACGCTTAAGTTGCCCCGCGCGACATATTTTCCCCGCGATGAGTGATTTGGAGCTGCCGCTTCACGAGCCGCGCGACGAGGCCGAGGCCGAAACCGCAAGGCTCACCGAGGATGCAGACCTCAAGTGGCTCATGGGCGACCCTCGGGGCCGGCGCATCGCGCGGCGGCTGCTTGAGCGAAGCTGGCTCTGGTCATCGACCTTCACTGGCGATGCCCTGGGCTCAGCCTTCCGCGAAGGGGAGCGCAACGTAGGGCTGAAGCTGCTTGCTCGGCTCATCGAAGCTGCTCCCGAGGCCACCGCCCGGATCATCGCGGGGAAGGCAGCATGAGCGTAGAAGGCGAGACGAGCACGGCAACCGAGGCCACCGCGACGGAGACGAACGCGGAGACCGAGGGCACGCTCGTTACCGGCGCGACCGAAGCTGCCGCCGAGACCTCGGAGACGACCGAGGCCGGGACTGCCGAAACCACCGAGACCACGACCGAAGGCCAGACCGAGGCGACTGCCGAAGCCGAGCAGGAGAAGATCGAAGGCGCGCCCGAGGAATATGCCGAGTTCACGCTGCCCGAGGGCATCGAGCTCGACACCGAAATCACCGACCAGTTCAAGGGCGTCGCCAAGGAACTGAACCTCACCCAGGAGCAGGCGCAGAGGGTCGTCGAGCTTGGCGCGCAGATGCGCCAGCGCGACGCCGAGGCGATCATCGCCACCCGCCAGGAATGGCTCGACCAGAGCAAGTCGGACACCGAGTTCGGCGGCGACAAGCTCGACGCGAGCCTGGGCGTCGCCAAGCGCGCGATAAGCGCCTTCGGCAACGACGCCTTCGTGCAGCTTCTCAACCAGACCGGCCTCGGCAACCACCCCGAGTTCATCCGCTTCGCGATGAAGGCCGGAAAGGCCGTCGCCGAGGATGAGGTCATCACCAGCGGCAACAAGCAATCCACCCCGCACGGCAGCCTCGCCAAGCGGCTCTACGGCACAGACAAGGAGTAATCGACGATGGCCGTTCTCTCCACCGGGCAGCTGACCCTCGCCGATCACGCGAAGCGTCTCGACCCCGACGGCAAGGTGCCGGCGATCGCCGAGCTTCTGTCGCAGACCAACGAAATCCTCGAGGACATGGCGTTCGTGCCCGGCAACCTGCCGACCGGCCACCGTGTCGTCATTCGCACCGGCCTGCCTGCGGTCTACTACCGCGCGCTGAACCAGGGCGTCCCGACCAGCAAGTCGCAGACCGCGCAGGTCGACGAGCAGATCGGTATGCTCGAAGCCCGCAGCCACATCGACGCCAAGCTCTACGCGCTGGCCGAGGACAAGGACGCCTTCCGCTTGTCCGAGGACTCGGCGTTCATCGAAGCGATGAACCAGGCGCAGGCGCAGGGCGTGTTCTACGGCAACCCGGCGACCGATCCGCGCACCTACCTCGGCCTCGCGACGCGCTACGGCGCGATCTCGGGCGCAGGCAACGCCGCCAACGTCCTCGACGCGGGCGGCACCGGCACCGACAACGCCTCGATCTGGCTCGTCGGTTGGGGCGAGAGCACAGTGTTCGGCATCTATCCGAAGGGCACGCAGGCGGGCCTCGCCGTGCGCGACCTCGGCGAGGACGACGTGCTCGACGCCAACGGCAACACCTACCGCGCGGTCAAGTCGCTGTACCAGTGGGACAACGGCCTGGTCGTCAAGGACTGGCGCTATGTCGTGCGCATCGCCAACATCGACATCTCGAACCTCGTCGCGGAATCGAGCGCTGCCGACCTCATCAAGCTCATGGCCCGCGCGGTCGACCGTCTGCCGTCGCGCGGCATGTGCCGCCCGGCGTTCTACATGAACCGGACGCTGCACTCGATGCTGCGCATCCAGGCCATGAACAAGACGAGCAACGTCCTCACCCCCGAGAAGGGTCTCAACCAGTTCGGGCAGAGCGACAGCTGGACGTCTTTCGACGGTATCCCGCTGCGCAAGACGGATGCCCTGCTCAACACCGAGGCGCGCGTCGTCTGACGCCTGACAGGAAGGAAACGGACCAATGGCAGTTATCGACGCATTTAACGTGTTCTCGGGCGGCTTCAGCGCTGCCGGGGCGGTCACGTACCAGACGGTCACTGGCGCTTCGGCGGTCGTGTCGACCAACAGCTTCGACACCACCGGCGCCTCGCCGACCGGGCAGAACATCGACCTCGGCAAGGGCGAGGAGATGGATCTGGTCACGCAGGTCGGCACGGCGTTCGCCGGCCTCACCGCGCTCGAGGTGCAGTTCGTGTCGGCCGACGACGCGGCGCTGACGACCAACGTGACGGTGCTCGGCTCCTCGGGCGCCGTTCCTGTCGCCAACCTCGGCGCAGGTGCGCAGATCGTGGTGCCGGTCCCGCCGGCCGATCCGCGCAGCGTCCGCCGCTACGTCGGGATGCGCTACGTGCCGACCGGCACCGGCACGGCCGGGACGGTGTTCGGCGCGTTCCAACGCCGCCACGGCGACGTCCCACAGCCGGCCTACAAGTCTGGCTTCACGATCGCATAGAGGGGGTAACACATGGCACGGTATCGCGTCCTTCGGCAGTCTTTCATCAACAACACACTCGTCGAGCAAGGTGCCGAGGTCGAATACGACGGCAAGGCCGGGACCAACCTCGAACCGCTCGACAAGCCAAAGCGCGGCAAGAAGGCCGACGAAACTGCTGAAGCGGAGCCCGAGGCTCCTGCCGAGCCCGAGGCTCCCGCCGAGGGCGAGCAGCTGGCCTGACCAAAGGCCGCCGAAGGTGAAGCAAAGGGCGGCTCATCGTAGCCGCCCTTTTTGTTGAGGAGAGGTAGGGCGTGGCTTCCGAGATCGACATTGGGAACCTGGCCCTCGCGCACATCGGCGAGGACGCCGGCGTGTCGAGCTTCGACCCACCCGAGGGCAGCCCGCACGCCGAAGCGCTGGCGCGCTTCTACCCCATCGCCCGCGACACCTGCCTCGAAGCCCATGCGTGGAAGTTCGCGCGGGTGACGAAGCTGCTCGACGCGCCGCTCGGCGCGACGGTCGACGGCTACGAATACGCCTACGCGCTGCCCGCCGACTGCCTCAAGGTCGTGCGCCTCTACCCCGAGGGCGGACGGCGGCAGATCGACACCATCTACGAGTTCGAGACCGAGACCGACGACAGCGGCCAGAAGATCCTGCTCACCGACCTAGAAAACCCGTACATCGTCTACGTTCGCCAGGTCGACGACACGAGCAAGTTCACGCCGACCTTCGTGACCGCGCTGTCCTACCTGCTCGCGGCGATGATCGCCGGGCCGGTGCTCAAGGGCGATGCCGGGCAGAACGCCAACAAATACTGGCTCATGGTGTGGCGGTCGTTCCTCGGCGGCGGCGCGATGCTCGACGCGAGCAACCAGCGCCAGGACATCGACCCGCTGCCGAGCGGCATCGCGGCGAGGGCCTGATGCCCAACGCGCGCGGCTACGCCCGCTCCTTCGTCGGCGGCGAAGTAACCCCCGAGTTCTTCGCGCGGTTCGACGACATCAAGAACCAGACGGGCCTCGCAACCTGCCGCAACGCGATCGTCAAGCCGCACGGCCCGGTCGCCAATCGCGGCGGCCTGCGCTTCATCGCCAAGGCCAAGAACGCCGCGACGACGACGGCTGTGCGTGTCATCCCGTTCGTCTATTCGTCCGACCAGAGCGTCGTCATCGAGGTCGGGCCGGGCTACTTCCGCTTCTTCACGCTCGGCGCAGCGATCATGGACCCGGTGACGCCGACGATCCCCTACGAGATCAGCAACCCCTACGCGGCGGCCGACCTCGCGCAGATCAAGTTCGTGCAGTCGAACGACGTGATGACGCTGACGCACGAAAAGTACCCGCCCGCCGAACTCAAGCGGCTTGGCGCGACCGACTGGACCTACACGCCGATATCCTTTGCATCCAAGCTGACCCCGCCGACCGGCGTGAGCGCCACGGCCAAGCCGGCGACGACCTCGCCCGGCACGCCGACCCTTCAATCCTACGTCGTCACCGCCGTTAACGGCGCCGACGAGAGCGCGGCATCGGGAGGCACCTGATGGGGCTACCCTACGACAACGGCACCGGCGACGGAGGCACTGATCCCGATACCGGCACCGGCGGCCAGCAGATCATCAATATCACCAAGGCCAACCCGGCCGTGGTCACGATCAGCAAGAGCGCGACGCTCAACTTCGTCGCCGGCGACAACGCCTATCTGAGCGGCGTCGGCGGGATGCTCGAAGTGAACGGCAACCACTACCCCGTCACCGCGATCTCGGGCGGCGGGGCGGTCGACTACACGGTTACGCTGACGCTCGATTCGACAACGTTCGGCACCTACACCGGCGGCGGCACCGCGCAGAAGTACGTCACCGGCGGCGTCAGCGCGACGGGCATCGCCAACTGTTCCAACAACCTGTTCGACGCGGGGGCCTACAACCTGATCGCGTGGAGCGCCGTGCCGGGCGCGCAGCGCTACTACGTCTACAAGCTCGAAAACGGGCTGTGGGGCTACCTCGGGCAGACGACCGAGCTGTCGTTCAAGGACGACAACATCGCCCCCGACCTGTCGAAAACACCGCCGATCCAGAGCAACCCGTTCACCTCGGTGGGCAACTACCCCGGCGCGGTCGGCTACTACGAGCAGCGCCGGTGCTTCGCCGCCACCGTCAACGACCCGGCCTATTTTTGGGCGACGCGCTCGGGCACCGAGAGCAACCTCGCTTATTCGATCCCCGGCCGCGACGACGACAGCATCCGGTTCCGCATCGCCGCGCGCGAGCGTTGCGAGATCCGCCACATCGTCCCGATGCAAAACCTCATGCTGCTGGCCGAGAGCATGGAATGGCGCGTGCTGCCGACTGGCGGCGAGGTGCTGACGCCCGACGTCGCGCTGCGCCCGCAGTCGGCGATCGGCAGCGGCCACGCCCCGCCGCAGATCGTCAACAACAATATCCTGTTCGCCGCCGCGCGCGGCGGGCACCTGCGCGAGCTCGGCTTCAACAACGACGCCGGCGGCTACGTCACCGGCGACTTGTGCCTGCGCGCCCCGCACCTGTTCGACGACTTCAGCATTGTCGACACCGCCTACGGCAAGGCCCCGATCCCCGTCGTGTGGTGCGTGTCCTCGTCGGGCAAGCTGCTCGGCATCACCTACGTTCCCGAGCAGCAGGTCGGCCCCTGGCACCAGCACGATACGCAGGACGGCGTGTTCGAGAGCATCTGCACGGTGCCCGAGAACGGGGTCGACGCGCTCTACGCCGTCATCGCACGGCAGACCGCCAACGGCACCGAGCGCTTCATCGAGCGGCTTGAGCCGAGGCAATCGACCGACGACGCCAACGGCTTTTTCGTCGACTGCGGCCTGACCTACGACGGGCCGCCCGCAACCCACTTCGCTGGCCTCGACCATCTCGAAGGCAAAGAGGTCGTCGCCCTCGCCGACGGCGGGGTGGTCGAGGGCCTGACCGTCAGCGGCGGGGCGATCGACCTCGACGAAGCGGCGAGCGTCGTCCACGTCGGGCTCAAGATCACCTGCGACATCAAGACGCTGCCGGCCGCGTTCGAGGTGCAGGGCTACGGGCAGGGCCGGCCGAAGAACGTCAACAAGGTGTGGCTGCGCCTGTTCGCGACCCGCGACGTCAAGGCGGGGCCGAGCTTCGACAAGCTGACCGAATACAAGCCGCGCACGACCGAGCCCTACGGCTCGGCGCCCGACCTGCTGACCGGCGAGATCGAGGTCAGCCTGTCGCCGTCATGGTCGGCCGACGGCGGAATCTGCATCCGGCACGACGCGCCCCTGCCGTTCACTCTGCTGTCGATCACGCCCGAGTTCTCGGTTGGCGGGTAGGATCATCATTCGCGAGCCCGAGCCGGGCGACACGGAAGCGCTCGCGGCGTTCATGCGGCAAGCGGACCACGACGAGGTGGTCGCCTCGCACGGCCCCGACGTGCTGGCGACGCTCGACCACGCGCTGCGCATCTCGACGCACGCGTTGACGGTGCTCGACGCGAAGGGCTGCCTCGCCTGCGTCATGGGCACCGCGCCGATCAACATGGCGGCGGGCATCGGCTGCCCGTGGATGCTCGGAACCTACGTGCTCGACCGGCTGCCTCGTACGCTTATGCGCGTCTCGCGGCGCTATTTCGATGAAGTGGCGCGCGTCTACCCGGTTCTCGAGAACTACGTGGACGTGCGCAACACGGCGAGCATCAGGCTCTTGGCATGGCTCGGCTGCTCCTTCGACGAGCCGCAGCCCTACGGGGTCTCGGGGCTGCCGTTCATGCGGTTTGAACTGAGGAGCGGCGAGAGCGATGTGTAGCCCCGCAGCAGCGATGCTCGGAACGCAGGCGGCGGGCGGAATCGCCAGCGCGTTCGGCGCAGCCGCGTCGGCTTCGGTTCAGAAGATGGGCTACAAGCTCGACGCGACGCTCTCGCGCATCAACGCCGACAAGGCCCGCGACAGTGCGCGCGAGGTGCTTCGCGAAGGCTACCAGGCCGAGGTCCGCCAGCGGCTTCAGACGGGCCAGTTGAAGGGCGCTCAGCGCGCCGCGATGGGCGCGAACAACGTCGACATGACGACGGGCTCGGCGCTCAACCGCCTCGTCTCGACCGATTACATGGGCGAGGCCGACGCGCAGACCATCCGTTTGAACGCCGCCCGCGCCGCGATGGGCTACCGCGACCAGGCGGTCAATTTCGACAACAAGGCGCTGATCGACAAGGCGACGGCGAGCGGCATCAATCCGTTCCTCACCGGCGCGACCTCGCTGCTCGGCTCGGCCGCGAGCATCGCGTCCAACTGGTACGGCATGGACAAGCTCGGCATGTTCGACAAGTCGGGCAGCAGCGGCGGCAAGCTCGCCGCGCCTGACGCGTCCTACGACTTCAGCCAGGTCAAGCTGCGCTACGGGACGTTCGGCTGATGGCGGGTGTCCCCGACTATGGCGGGTTCAAGGTCAACCCGACCGGCCCCAACGACGAGCGCTTCCAGACGCCCGACACGAGCGGCATGGCCGAGAACGGGCGGCAGCTCGCGCGCTTCGGTCAGACGCTTCAGCAGGCGGGCGAGGTCGGGGGCAAAATCTTCGCCGCCGAGCAGGAGAAGGCCAACGACCTGCGCGTCATCGACGCCGAGAACGCGGCGCGCGAGGCGGCGATCAACCTCACGGTCGACGACAAGGAGGGCTACACCAGCGTCAAGGGCGGCGACGTCATGCACCGCGCGAGCGGGCAGCCGCTCGCCGAGGAGTGGCGCGGCAAGTACGACCAGAAGCTCGCCGACATCATGGGCGGGCTGTCGAACGACGCGCAGCGGCAGGCGTTCCGGCAGAGCGCGGCGCAACTGTCGACGAGCTTCTACGCCAAGGCCAAAGAGTACGAGGGCCAGCAATACCAGGGCTGGCAGCAGTCGGTGGTCAAGGGATCGGCCGAGCTTGCGGGGCAGGAGATCGCGCTCAACTATAACGACACCGGGTTCATCGACCAGCGCCTCGGCACGCTCGACGTCGCGGTCGCCAAGCTCGGCAAGCTGAACGGCACCTCGGGCGACGAAATCACCGCGCTTCAGAACACCGCGCGCAGCGAGGCGATCACCGGCGCGATCAAGGCCGCGCTCGACGCCGACGACACCAGCACCGCGCAATCGCTGTTCGACACCTACAAGGACAAGATGCTCGCCCCCGACCGGGGCAAGATCGAGGGGCCGCTTCAGCGCGAGATGATGGGCAAGACGGCGTTGTCGATCGGCGACCAGGTGTTCAGCCAGGTTCCCGGCACCGGCATCGACCAGCCCGCGTCCGACAAGACGTTCGACGCGCTGATCCAGCAGGAGAGCAGCGGCGGCAAGAACCTCGTCGGGCCGCTGACCAAATATGGCCGCGCGCTCGGCGCGGGGCAGACCTTGCCCGACACCGCGCGGGCGATGGCGAAACGGCTCGGGATCGCGTGGCAGCCCGAACGCCTGACCAGCCACAAGCCCGAAGACATCGCCTACCAGAAGCAGCTTGCGGCGGCCTATTGGAAAGAAGCCCTGCAGAAGTGCAACGGCAACGTCTACGACGCGCTGTGCTACTACCACGGCGGCCCCGACCGCGACCAGTGGGGGCCAAAGACCCGCGCCTACGCGGCGAACGTGATGAAGCGCGTCGGGGGGAAACCCGACCAGCCCTATTCCGCGCCGACGGCCACGCTCGAGGACGCGCTCGCGTCGGGGCGGCGGCTGCTGATGGAGCAGAACCCCAACCCGTCCTACGACCAGATCAAGGCGGTCGACGAGGAGATCACGCACCGCTGGCAGGTCCACAAGGCGTCGACCGACCAGGCCGAGGAGCAGACGGTCAGCAGCGCCATGACGCAACTGTACCAGAACGGTGGCGACATCAACGCGCTGCCGCCCTCGCTGCGCAACGCCATCCCCGGCGACAAGTGGGGCAGCGTGCTCGGCTTCGCGTCGACGGTCAGGAGCTTCGGCAAGCAGCGCGACCCTGAAAAGGACGACGCGCTCTACAATTTCGCGATCACCCACCCCGAGGTCATCAAGAACGCGAGCACCAGCAACTTCCTCGACAAGTTCGCCGGGCACCCCAAGTTCGAGGAGATCGCCAAGTATCGCGGCCAGCTGCGCGGCGAGATTCCGGTCGGCGGCAAGGAGGGCAACCCCGGCAATCTGTCCTACGAGACGATCAACCGCGCCGTCGACAGCCGCCTCGAAGCGATCGGCATCGACCCCAAGGACGACAAGAAGGCGGGGCAGGTCGGCGCGGTGCGGCGCATCGTCAACGGCGCCATCGCCGGCGAGCAGCGCCGCCTCGGCCGGCCGCTGACCGACGCCGAGACCGAGAGCTTCATCGACCGCCAGTTCGCCAAGTCGCGCACGCTGTCGCACTACGTGCTCGGCGTGAACACCAGCGATGAACGCGTGCCGATGTTCTCGATCAACGCCGACCAGATCCCGAGCGCCATGCTTCAGCAGATCGACGACGCGCTCGACAAGCAGGGCCAGCCCAAGACGGACCAGAACCGGCTGCTGGTCTACTACCGCATGGTCGGCCAGTAATGCCGCTGCCCGCAGACCAGGCCGCAGCCGATATCTTCGGCGGGCAGTACGCGCTCGGCGCCCGCGCTTCGGTCGCGCAGGTCGCCGACCGCAACCCCGACAAGGAAGCGCTGGTTCAGCAGCAGGCCCGCGCGCTCGGCGCGCCCTACGAATCGGCGCGCAACAACCCCGACCTGATCGACCGGCGCAGCGCGGCGAACGCGGTCGACTACCAGAACCTCGCGCGCACCGCCCCGCGCACCGCGCGGTTCATGTCCTCGACCAGCAACGCGGCCATCGCCCACGACGACATCGGCGTGCTCGGGCAGATCGAGCAGTTCCTCAAGGGCAATGCGATCACCGCGCCGGTCGTCTACGGCGCGCAGGTCGGCATCAAGGCGATGGGCCGTGTCGCCAACGACATCAGCACCGACATCAAGCAGCAGGGCGGGGCGATGCCCTACCTGCGCAAGGTGCTCAAGACGGACCTGTCGGCGCCGCTCGAAAAGGGCGTCGCGCAGGTCGTCAGCGGCCCGCTCGGCGCGCTCGAAAGCAGCCAGGAACTTGCCGAGAAGGTCGACCCCACGGCGGGACTTCAGCGGCGCCTGTTCGGCGGGACGATGGAAAGCGGCCTCGCGGCGCTGTCGCGCCGTGCGCGCCACGCGATCGACCAGAGCGTCGACTATGCGGGCGCGGACACGCAGCTCGGGCGCGATATCCAGATGGGCGTCGAGAGCGTGCCCTTGTCGCTGGCCGCGCTCGCAGCGACGCTCGGCACCGGCGGCACCGCGACCGGCCTCGGGCTGATCGGCGCGACGACCTACGGCCAGAGCTACGGGCAGGCGCGCGACCAGGGCGTCGGCGTCGGCCGCGCGAGCCTCAAGTCGGCAATCGACGCGGCGGTCGAGGTCGGCACTGAATACCTCCCCGAAAAGTGGTTCCTCCACGACGCCACCGCGCACGTCGGCTTCGGCCGGATGCTCGCCGACCAGCTGAAGGCCGAAGTGCCGGGCGAGCAGGTCGCGACGCTGCTGCAGGACTTCAACCAGTGGGCGATGATCGACGGCAACCAGGGCAAGTCGTTCGACCAGTATGTCAGCGAGATCGTGCCCCACGCCTACTCGACGCTCATCGCCACCGGCGTAGGGCTCACGGCGGTCGGCGGGTTGGGCGCGGTCCACGGCGCTGTCGTGCGCGGGATCAACAAGGCGGTCGGCACCGAGGCCAAGGCGGCGCAGGCCGAGCAGGTCGCTCAGCACGTTGAGGACATCACGAAGCTGGCAAAGGCGTCGGCGCTGCGCACGCGCGACCCGCAGACCTTCCAGGCCCTTGTCGACGATATGGCCGAGGGGTCGCCGGTCGAGGACGTCTACGTGCCGCCCGACAAGCTCGCCGATGCGCTGTTCCAGGGCGGGTTCGACGAGGATCAGGGCAAGGCGGTCGACAACGCGCTCGGCCCGCGCATCAAGGAAGCGCTCGAACAGGGCACCGACGTCCGCGTGCCGATGAGCGAGTTCGCGACTTTGCTCGCTGGCACTCCTGCCGAGAAGGCCCTGATCGACCACATCAAGACTGACCCGAACGGCATGAGCCGCGCCGAGGCCGAGCAGTTCATGGCCGATAAGGGCGAGGCGCTGAAGGCCGAGATCGAGAAGGAACTGACGCGGGCGACCGAGGACGAGGTTCACAAGGCCGACCTCGAACAGGTGCGGGGGCAAATCCTCGACCAGTTGAGCAAGGCCAACCGCTTCACGGCCAAGGTCAACGAGCGCTACGCCGACCTCCACGCGGCGTTCTACTCGACCCTCGCAAAGCGCATGAACGTATCGCCGAATACGCTTTACGAGCGCTTTCCTATACGCATATTGAATAGGGCTATGCCCGATTCGCATTTGGCTCAGAGTGATGCAACCCGCGTTTTCCGAGGTGTCCGAGACCAGGCGCAAGCACTTTCGCCCGGCGACGGCCGCAACGGCGATATGCTCGGCCCCGGATTCTACGTGACGAACCACCCGGCCTACGCCGAGAAGTTCGGGCCGCACGTCGCCCACCTCGAACACGACGCGATCAACCTCATCGACGAGAAAGACATTCCCGGCTTCGGCAAGCAAACGCCGCAGCAGCTAAACAAGTGGGCTCGCGACAACGGCTATGATGGCATTCGCGCCAGCGTAGGCCACATCAACAACGAACCGGTAGAGCAGGTCGTGATCTTCGATCCGCAGAAGGTGCGGCTCGCGCAGGAATACAACCAATCCGAAAACCCCATCTTCTACAGCGAGCTCGAACGCGCTGTGGAAAACTCCTCGCAGGCCAAGGCCAGCCCGCAGCAGTGGCTCGCCACGCTGTCCAAGACGCCGGGCGTGAAGAAGGAGGAGATCGAGTGGACCGAGCTGCCCGAATGGCTCGAAACGCAGGACGGTCCCGTCACGCGCGAGGAGCTGCTGGCCTTCGTCCGCGAGGGCGGGGTGCAGGTCGAGGAGGTGGACCACCATAGCGCCAACGATGTGTACGAAATCGTCGAGTATGAAGGTCACGAAAGCGATACTGGCGAACCTCACTACGAGGTTCGGGATCGCGGAACCGGTGCGCTCTTTTACGACACGAACGATCTCGGCGATGCCAAACAGTGGATCGAAGCCGAAAATGGCGACCAACAGACCTTCGAAGCCTACACCGAGCCTGGCGGCGAGGACTATCACGAGCTTCTGCTGACCCTTCCGCCCGGCGTGCGCGGCAACCCCGAGCGCAGCCCGTCGACACACTTCGACGAGCCAGGCGTCGTCGCGCACCTGCGGTTCAAGACGCGCTCGACGACCGACGGCAAGAAGCTGCTGTTCATCGAGGAGGTGCAGAGCGATTGGCACCAGAAGGGGCGGGATCAGGGGTACGTAGGCACACTGTCGCAGGAACAGCGCGACGAGCAGAACAGGGCCTATGCGCGAGCGATTGAGGAAGTCGAAGAGGCGGATAAGGCGCTGGTCACTCTCGCCAATCGACTGACTCCGGGCGGTTATCTGGACGGCTTCAACGCCTACTACGCTCACCAAGCGGCCAACCGTCTCCGCGCCTTCCGCGAGACAGAGGAAGGCAAAGCGCGCTACGATGAGATCACTGCCGCGCTAAGCCGCAGCAGCGACGCCGATCTGCGGCGCCGCGAGACCGAACAAGCCGTGCGCGCCGGGAAAGAAGGCATCCCCGACGCCCCGTTCAAGGCGACCTGGCCGGCGCTGGTGATGAAGCGTGCGATCCGTTGGGCGGTCGACAACGGGTTCGAGGCGGTCGCGTGGACCACCGGCGAACAGCAGCGTGAACGGTACAATTTGGCCGAAGTCGTTGGACCCTTCCACGTTCAACCCGGCCCCGACGGCAAGATCGACCTCCGAATGCAACAAGGCGTCACTGGCGCTCTCGGGCGGCAGGGCTACGGCGAGATCATCAACGACTACGGCGCGGGGTACATGACAACGCGCATGGCTCCCGAGAAGGTGCTCGAAGTGTTCGGCAAGGACTTGGGCAGCCGGATCATCATTGCGGCCGAAAACATGCGTTCGACGGGATTTGGCCCCCACGACTACGCCGACTTCTCAGGCGACGACCTCAAAATCGGCGGCGAGGGGATGCTCGCCTTCTACGACCGCAACCTCGTCAACATCACGAACAATATCTTGAAGAAGCTCGGCGGGGCGAAGGTTGAGATGCTGCCGGTTCGGGATTTCATCTACCACGATACGCCTATAGACGCTGGCACCAACCACGGCTTCGTCATCACGCCCGAGATCGCCGCCCACGCGCGCGAGGGCTTCGCGCTGTTCCAGAAGAACCGGGGCGCCTACTCGCCGGCGACGAACACGATCAGCCTGCTCGAACACGCCGACCTCTCGACCTTCCTGCATGAGAGCGGGCACTTCTTCCTCGACGTCTACGAGCACATCGCCAGCCAGCCTGGCGCGCCGCAGCAGATCACCGACGACTTCAACGCGCTCTTGAAGTGGTTCGGTGTCAAGGACATCGGCGCATGGAACGGCATGACGCTCGACCAGAAGCGCGACGGGCATGAGAAGTTCGCGCGCGGCTTCGAGGCGTACCTCTTCACCGGCAAGGCTCCCGCGTCCCGCCTTCGCGAACTGTTCCGCACCTTCCGCTCGTGGCTCGTCGCCGTCTACAAGCACGCGACGGCGCTCGGCGTCAGGCCCACGGCGCAGATCCGCGACGTCATGGACCGGATGCTTGCGACCGACGACGAGATCGCCGAGGCGCAGGCCGCGCGGTCGATGGAGCCTTTGTTTACCGACCAGGCCCAATCGGGCATGACCGAGGACCAGTGGCGCGACTACCAGCGCACCAACCAGACGGCGACGCAGGAGGCCGAGGCGCAGCTCGGCCAACGCTCATTGCGCGACCTCAAGTGGTTCGACAACGCGCGCAGCCGCGAGGTCAACCGCTTGAAGCGCCAGGCCGCCCAAATCCGCAAGGCGATGCGCGCCCGCGTCGCGGCCGAGGTCGCCAACGAACCCGTCTATCGCGCTCAGCAGTACCTCAAGCGCGGCGTGCTCGACGGCGAGACGACCGAAGGTCCGCACAAGCTCAGCATCGCGTCGGTCGATAAGGTCTATTCCGACCAGCCCGACCGCCTCGCCGAGATCAAGCGCGCCCTCGGCTACGGCAAGTACGGCATCCTCGCCGAGCAAGGGCTCGACGCCGAAGCCACGAGCCAAGTGTTCGGCTTCTCAAGCGCCGACCACCTCATCGGCGCGCTCGCCGCCGCCGAGCCGATGAATGAGAAGATCGCCGGGCTGACCGAGCAGCGCCTGCTCGAGGAGCACGGCGACCTCACCGATCCGCAGTCGATCGAGGAAGCGGCGAGCGAAGCGGTGCACAACGAGTTCCGCGCCCGCGCCGTCGCCGCCGAGCTCTCCGCGCTCGCCAAGGCGGCAGGCAAGCCCCGGCTCCTCGCACAGGCCGCCCGGCAGTTCGCCGAGGACACGGTGGCGCGCACCCGCGTCCGCGACCTTCGGCCGGCGAAGTACGAAGCCGCTGCGTCCCGCGCCGCCAAAGCGGCGATGAAGGCCCTCGGCGAAGGGAACCTGCCGCAGGCCGCGCTTGAGAAGCGCAACCAGTTGTTCAACCTCTACGCGGCCAAGGGCGCGATGAAGGCGCGCGACGAGGTGGGCAAAGCCCTCGCCCTGTTCGACCGGCTGACGCGCCCGGCGACGGGCAAGAGCATCGACCCCTCGTACCGCGACCAGATCGTGCAGCTGCTCGACCGCTACGACCTCAACCGGGGCACGACGCTCAAGGACATCGACAAGCGCACTTCGCTCGCCGAGTGGGTCGAGAAGCAGAAGGAGATGGGGCTCACCCCCGTCGTCCCCGACGACCTCCTCAACGACGCGCAGAAGCGCTCCTACAAGCTGCTGACGGTCGAGGAGCTTCGCGGCCTCGTCGATACCGTCAGGAACATCGAACACCTCGGACGGCTCAAGAGCAAGCTGCTCACCGCGAAGAAGGACCGCGACTTCGCCGAAGCCGTCGAGCGCGCCGCCTCGACCATCATCGGCAACGCGGTCAGCTTCAAGCGCCCCAAGGTCGAGCGCAACGCCCTCGCCGACAAGGCGAAGGCGGGCGTGTTCGACTTCCTCGCGCTGCACCGCAAGTTCGCCTCGCTGATCCGCCAGATGGACGGCTTCAGGGACGGCGGCCCGCTGTGGGAACTGTTCGTGCGCCCGATGAACGCGGCGGGCGACCGCGAAGTGACGATGCGCCGCGAGGCGACCGAGCGGCTGATCGAGACGATGAAGCCGCTGAAGGACGCCAAGCTGACGCAGAAGCTCTACATTCCCGAGATCGACGACAGCCTAAGCCTCGAAGGGCGGCTCGCGGTCGCGCTCAATATGGGCAACGAGATCAACCGCTCACGCCTGCGCGACGGCGACAACTGGACCGACGAGCAGATCGACGCGATCGGCCGCACCCTGACCGCCGAACAGTGGGGCGTGGTGCAGGGCGTATGGGACTTCATCAACTCCTACTGGCCCGAGGTCGCCGCGAAGGAGCGCCGCGTCACCGGCGTCGAGCCCGAGAAGGTGGAAGGCGACCCCTTCCAGATCGAGACCGCCGACGGGCAGACGCTTCAGCTGCCGGGCGGCTACTACCCGATCAAGTACGACGCCGACCGCTCAAGCCGCAGCGAGGCCGACGAGGCGAGCGAAATCGCCAAGGCGATGATGCAGGGCGCCTACACCCGCGCGACGACGCGGCGCGGCCATACCAAGGCACGCGTCGATACCGTCAAGCGGCCGGTGCGCAAGGACATCGGCGTCATCGGGCAGCACCTCACCGAAGTCATCCACGACCTTAGCTGGCACGAGTATCTGATCGACGCCAACCGGCTGCTCGGCAACGCGCAGATCGACGGCGCGGTGCGCGACCACTACGGCCCCGAGGTCGTCCGCGCGATGAAGCGCACGATCGAGGACGTGGCGGCGGGCGACGTCCCGGCGCGCAACACCTTCGAGCGCGCGGTCAACTGGCTGCGCACCGGCGCGACGATCGCGGGCATGGCCTGGTCGATGACCACCGCTTTACTTCAGCCGCTCGGCCTCGCGCAGTCGATCAAGCGCGTCGGCGCGAAGCATGTTGCGAAGGGCATGGGCCAGTGGCTCGGCGATGCGGCGCGCTTGCAGAGCACGGTCAAGTGGATCACCGAGCAGTCGCCGATGATGGCGCAGCGCGCGGGCACGCTGAACCGCGAGATCGGCGAAATCCGCAACCACGTCGTCCGCTCAAAGGCGGGCGAGGTCAACGAAGCGATCAAGGGCAGCTTCTTCTACCTCATCGCCAAGCTGCAGCTGATGGCCGACGTGCCGACGTGGATCGGCCAGTACAACAAGTCGATCGACGCCGGCGAGGAGCACGAGCGCGCGGTGGCGCTGGCCGACCAGGCCGTGCTCGATTCGCAGGGCGGCGGGCAGATCAAGGATCTGGCCGGCATCCAGCGCGGCGGGCCGATGCTCAAGGTGTGGACCAACTTCTATTCCTACTTCAGCGTCACCTACAACCTCGCGGCCGAGAGCGTCGGCGAGACACGGCTGGTCGGGCCTCAGAGGCTGCCGATCCTCGCCGCCGACATGCTCCTGCTGTTCGCCGTGCCTGCTGCCATCCAGGCGCTGATGCTCGACCTGATGCGTGGCGACGACAAGGATTGGGAGCAGATCGGCAAGGACATCGGCGTCAACGTCCTCATGGCGCCGTTTCAGAGCATGGTCGGGGTGCGCGACATCGCCGCCGCGCTGAGCGGCGACGAGCGCTCACAGGCCCCCGCAGGCATCGTCGGCCGCCAGTTCTACAAGCTCGGCACGCAGGCGCAGCAGGGCAAGGCCGACGAAGCCTTCTGGAAATCGCTCAACCAGGTCGGCGGAATCCTGTTCCACTACCCTGCCGCGCAGGTGCAGCGCACCGCGCTCGGCGTCGCGGCGCTCGCCAACGGCGACACGAAGAACCCCGCCGCCGTGCTGCTCGGCCCGCCGCAGCAGGCGAGGAAGGCCAAGCGCTTCTAGTCGTACGCTTAAGCGGCGCGCCATGCGGCATGGTTGCCGCCGATGACCGTCGAGACGACCAGCAGGATCGCCGGGCCGTGGACCGGGACCGGGGCTGACGCCACGCTGGCGTTCAGCTTCAAGTGCTTCGACGCCTCCGAAATCCTCGTCACCCGCGACGACGCTCCGCTCGGCCTCGTCACCGATTACTCGGTCAGCCTCAACGCTGACCAGGAGAGCGCGCCGGGCGGCTCGGTGACGATCCTCGCGGCGTCGAACACCATCGGCTCAACCGTCGTCGTGCGGGGCAACACCCCTGTCAAGCAGGCGACAAGCCTGCCTTCGCAAGCCAGTTGGTCGCCGAAGATCGTCGAGAAGGCGCTCGACCGTCTCGCGATGATCCTGCAGGAAACGCGCTCGCTGATATCGACCGGTGTGGCCTCGCTTCAGGTCGACCTGCTCGCAAGCACCGGCTCGGCGCTGGTTAACTTCATCCACTCGGGCGCGGGCGCGATTGCCCGTTCTGTGCAGGCCAAACTGCGCGACACCATATCGGTCAAGGACTTCGGTGCTCTTGGTGACGGCGTGACCGACGACCGCGCCGCTATCGCCGCTGCAGTCGCCGCCGCGCGAGGTAAGCGGGTCGTCTTTCCCGAGGGCAACTACCTCATCAACTCCGACGGCGGCTCAATCACGCTCGAAGAAGTCGAACTGATCGGCGAGGGCGTCCTCGACGGCGCGACGAGCGTGATCGACCAGGGCGCTATGCTGTGGATTACAGGCGCCGCCAACAGCCCGTTCAAGGTACGGCGCGGTGTTTCGGTCAAGGGCCTCGGCTTCTATTACCCGAACCAGGCTGACACGTCCGCGCCGACAGCCTACCCGGCGACGTTCCTGTTCGACTTCACCGGCGCCGGCACGTCGATCCAGTTCGTGCAGTTCCTGCGCAACGTCGTCTACAACGCCTATAAGTTCATTGAGATCGGCGACACCGGGGGGAACGTCGGTCACGTCGAGATCGAGGGCAACTACATCTGCGCCCTCAACCGCGCGATATACCTGCGCCGCAACCTCGAGCACATGCGCATAGAGCGCAACAACTTCACATTCAGCGTGTGGCCGACCTCGACCGAAGCTGGCGTGCGATCATACATGCGCGCCACAGCGACCGCGATCCAGATCGACCAGAGCGACGGCGTAGAGATCGTCGACAACCTGATCTTCGGGCACCTGAACGGCGTGCTCCTCGGCGCGGCGGGGCTGTGCCAGTTCATCAAGATCGACGGCAACAAGATCGACCAAACACGCTACGGCGTAAAAGCCACCGGCACCGGCAACTTCACCGGCCAGGTGCTTAACAACACCTTCTTCGCCTACAACTCGCTGAACACGGCCCTTCAAGGCCGCGCGATCAGCGTCGACACCTCGGGCGCCAGCATCGAGAATATCCAGATCGCGGGCAACCACTTCGCAGTCTCGGCCGAGGATCATATCTGGTCCAACGGAGCGGCGACCCGCAACCTCATCATCGGCCTAAACGCCTATCGCGGGTGGGCCAAGGACAAAACCAGCGCCTTCTCGGCGCTGAGCATCAACGGCGCAAACACCAACGTCCAGCTGTCGGGTGGTTTCTTCTACGGCGCCGACAACGCGGCTTATTCCTACGGCATCTCGGGGTCGTTCAACACGCTGGCGCTCAGCGGTGCCGTGTTTAACATTTGCCAGCGGGCGCTCAGCGTCACGGTCACTTCGCTCGCGGGCAGCGGCAACCGCTCATTCACGACTGGCGACACGACTTCCGACGTTGCGACCGCGACGACGAAACTGTGGGGGCCAAACAATTTCGACAAGCCGCAGGACAAGACGCCGGTGACGGTCACTCTGTCGCTGCTCGGCAACTACGCCAACGACGCTGCGGCGGCGACGGCCGGCGTGCCCGTAGGCGGCTGGTATCGCAACGGTTCGGTTCTTCAGGTGAGGGCGGCCTGATGGACCAGCATCACGCCTCGGTTCACGACTTCCTCATCTATTGCAGCCTCGCGGCTGCGGGCATTCTTGCGCGCATGGGCTGGAAAATCGGGGGCGACCCCCCGCCCTTCGACCCGGCTGCGTTCAAAGCATGGCGACGCAAGCAACTGTGGTCGGCGATCGGCGAGTTCCTGACGATCCCCGCGTTCGGCGCGGCATGGATCGGCGCGGTCTACAAGTGGCCGCTGCCGATCGAGTTCGTGATCGCCGGGTGCCTCATCTCGGGCGCGCTCGGCTTCGGCTTCTGGATCGACGCCATCGCCCGGCTACTCAACCGGAAGCTCGGCAATGCTTGACCCGAACGTGATCCTGATCGTCGGCGCATTGAGCGCCACCGGCGCGGTGACGTGCGGCGCGAAGGCCATCCACGCCCACGTCGACCAGGTGCGCCATGAAGGCATCGGCGCGATGCTCAGGCACATCTTCGACGAGACGGTCGCCGAGCCGGTGCCTGACGACCTGCGCGGCGTGCTCGACCGGCTGCCCGAGGACAAGTGATGTTCCCCGTCACACACCTCACGATTCACTGCGCGGCGACGCCCGAAGGGCGCAATGTCCCGGCGCACGAGGTCGAACAGTGGGACCGCGCCCGCTTCAACCAGCCGTCCTACCACTGGATTGTCGAGCTCGACGGCACGGCGCACCGCAGCCTTCAGGACGGCGTGCGCGGCGCCCACACCGGCGGGCACAACACCGGCAACATCGGGATCTGCTACGTCGGCGGGTGTGACGTGCACATGCAAGCCAAGGACACGCGCACGCCCGAACAGATCGCGGCGCTGGCGCACCTCGTCAGGCAGTACCAGGACAAGTACCCCGGCCTCACCGTACTCGGCCATCGCGACTGGCCGAACGTTCACAAGGACTGCCCGAGCTTCGACGTGCGCAGCTGGCTCGTCGCCGAGGGGCTGGCGTGAAAGCGCTTCGTCTCGGCCTCGTGCTACTCGCCGCGTGGGCGATGGGCGTGATGACGATGAACTGCGTCGTGCAACATCTCTCGCCGCAACAGCGCCTGCCGCTGGTTCACACCGCCGCGAACGACTGCCGTCCGCTGCCGCCGGTGTCGCTCCTGCCGCGCGACCATTGGGAGGGCTTCAAGGTCATTCGGTCGAAGGACGGAGGGACTGTCTGATGGGCTCGGCTATAGGCTTCCTCGTCGGCAAGCAGATATTCGGCAAGACGATCACCGAGGGCGTCGCGCGCTGGATTGTCACCGCCGCGCTGTTCCTGGTGATCCTGTGCGCCTGCGCGGGGCTCATCGCCGCCTACAACCACCACGTCATCGCCGCCAACAACCAGAAGGTCGAGCGCCGCGCGGCGCCCGCCACCGACAAGGCAGCGGCCGAGCGCGCCGACGACGCGATCGCGAACGCCAAAGCAGAACAGGAGATGCACGATGTCATCCACTCGGTGCCCGACGCGGCTCCTGCTGGTCCTAGCCACGCTCTTGCTTGCAAGCGCCTGCGCGACCTCGGGCGCAATCCACCCGCCTGTCGCTGACCTGTCGGCGGCGGTCGAGCCGAAGCCCGTCCCGAGCGACGATATCGCCACCTCGGACCAGGCCAACGCCGACTACAACGCTGCGATCGAAGCGTGGGGCGGTCGGCTCTACGACGCCGGCGGTCGCGTGTGCCGGTGGGCGCAGCGCGTCTACAAGGTCAAGGTGCCGGGCTGCCCCTCTCGGTAGGCTCCCCATCCTCTCCTGATGGTGGGGTGTGTCCCATTGCTGCGATTGCGGCGCGGGCGTCTTCGAGCGCTTCGTCGATTTCGATATCGAGCTTGGCATCACCGCCGCTGTCCTCATTGAGCAATGACGGGCACTCCCCGCGAACGACGGCGACAAGCTCTCGCAAACAGTCTGACAGTCGCCCAATGAGCGCAACCGCCTCAACCTTATCCTCGCCGGGGTCGGTGGGGCGGTCTTGGTCGCCGAACCACACGCCATTGATAGGCCCTGTGCCGAGCAGGAAGGCGTGAACCTCATCGAGCGTCGGCATTTCCGCTTCAGGCATTGGCTTCTACCCTCTCCCAACCGCGTTCCCATGCCGCACGCTCCGCAGCCCGTTCTAGCGGGTATGGATTAGTCCGATCATGGGTAATGCAACGATGTCCTTCGCCACGGTCAAATGCGACGCGCTCAGCATGTGTCATGCGCTCCACCCTCGTCTCATCCATTGCTATTGTCTCCTCGACTGCGGTATCTTTCGACTTCTTCTCGCGTGAGGCGGTCAGCTGGATTGGGAAGGGAATTATATACTTGACTCCCGAAACGCCTTCGGGTAGATATCTTCTTGTCATGGGGATAACCCTGTGATTTTGAAGGAGGTATAACGTGCATACGACTTACGAATTGCAACAAGGATTCTGGAATGAGCGCGAAGGCATCCATGTCTTTACGGACGGGCAGGAGTTCCCATCGCTTGAAGAAGCCGAGCAGGCTGCGGAAGGCTTGAAAGGGAAGTGGCGCATCATCAGCCACACCCTCGAATTGGAGGGCAACTAGATGAGGCCCGGCGAACGCTACACGCTCCGCACAACCGAGTTTGAGCATCTCATGCTTATGATCGGCTCGGCCCAAGCGGAATACGCGAACTCTATGGTCGGCGATCATGCCGCGACCGAGAAGGCAGTAAGCAACCTCTTTAAGGCGCTCGCTTACGCTGTCGAATTGCTCGCCGAGCAGGAGGCCGCGTAGATGAGCAAGTCCACCATCAGCACCTTCGAACTGTTCCAGATGTTCCCCGATGCGGAGTCGGCCCGCGCCTATTTCGAGGCGCGGCGATGGCCCGATGGGGCCGTCTGTCCAGCTTGCGAGGAAGCGACCCGTATCGGCACTCGCAAGGACGGCTTCTACCGCTGCAACGCGTGTCTCACCGACTTCACCGTTCGCACCGGCACCATCTTCGAGCGGTCGAAAATCCCGCTCCATAAATGGCTCTATGCCATGTATCTGCTGGTCACGGCGCGCAAGGGCATCAGCAGCCTTCAACTCGCCAAGCAGATCGGCGTCACCCAAAAGTCGGCCTGGTTCATGCTTCAACGGCTGCGCGAGGCTTGCGGCAACGACCCCACGACGCTCGCCGGGATCGTCGAGTGCGACGAAACCTATGTCGGCGGCAGAGAGGCCAACCGGCACGAGTATAAGCGCAAGGGCTTGGGGCGCGGCTCCATCGGCAAGACGCCGGTCCTCGCCGCTCGCGAGCGCGGCGGACGCGTCCGCGCCAAGGTTGTGCCGGAAGCGACCACGCGGAGCGTTTACAGCTTCATCCGCCACACGGTTGATGCTGGCGCGGAGCTGCATACCGACGAAGCCGCTGTCTATCGCCCGCTGAACGGCCTCTACTACCGCCAGCGGAGCATCAACCACGGCCTCGGCGAATACGTCCGCGACGGCGTGACCACGAACGGCGTGGAGAGCGTCTTTGCGGTCCTCAAGCGCGGGCTGATTGGCACCTATCACCACGTCAGCGCGAAGCATCTGAACCGCTACGTTGGCGAGTTCGCGTTCCGCCTCAATGACGGGGACGTTTCGCGGCACACGTTGCAGCGCCTCGCCAGCATGTTTGACGCAGCGATTGGCCGTCGCCTCACCTATGCGGAGTTGATCGCATGAGCGAGAAAATCCGCCAGATAATCGACGCCGTGACCGACAAAGTGCTGTCCTACCGGCCTGTGGATAAGGGCCTCGCCGCGAAGAAAACGAAGCGCAAATTGGCCCGCAAGGCGAAGCGCGATGGCTAGAGGGAAAGGGAGTCATCTATATAATTCCCATCCCTTGAGCGTCTTCCGACAGTGAGCGAAGGTTTCGGGGTCGGCCTCCTCGAACGGGAAAATACCTCGCTTCATTTTTCGTCCCCCTTCTCCCGTAAGTCATTGCGAATCATTGATACGCTTTTCGTATCGTAAGCGGGACGCGGCATTGATTCAAAACGATTTTCACCTTTCACGGCGAAAACACGGGTTCGAGTCCCGTTGGGGTCACCACGTTGAATTTGTTGTGTTTTATTTCGCATCTATTTGCCGCGTCCCGCCTTTAGCTGCAAAACGTCCCCCCGCGTGACGCGCTCGGCGACGCTCAGCGCGATCATGTAGGCGCGCTTGCGCTTGGTGTAGTGGCGCACCGTTTGTGGCGTCATGCCGACGATCGCACCGATTTCACTGTCGTTGAGCCCGAGCTCGGCCAGGTAGCAGCAGGCGTTCTTGCGCAGGCCGTGGAAGCTGTAGCCCTCCTCGCCGATCTCCTTCATCAGATCCCGGATGCGGCTCTGCAGCGTGCCCGTCGTGCCGAAGGGCTTGCCCGAGCGGTCGTAGAGGATCGTCACCGACCGGCGCGGCACCTTGGCGATCTCGGCCAACCAGAGCGGGTGCATCGGCACGGCGACGTCGGCCTTGTTCTTCGACGCAACGAACTCCATCAGCGCGCCGTCGTGCCAGCCGTGCTGCATCCGGATCGCGTCGCCGATGCGGGCTCCCGAGCAGAGGCCCGTCACGATCGCCAAGCGCGTTGTCGGGCTCGCCGCAGCGAGCGCCTTTTCGAGGACGTGCGCGGGCCAGGGCTCATGCTCACCGAGCTTGAGCGCCTTGATGCCGTGCGCCGGGTTGTCGGAGCGCCAGTCGTTGAGCGCCGCGAAGCTCATCAGCGTCTTGAACACGACCAGCCAGTTGTTTGCCTTGCCCGGCGTCTCGATCATCTCGTCGCGCATCTTGCGCACGAGGAAGGGGCGCACGCCCTTGACCGAGCGGTGGCCGTGCTGCTCGGCGATCATGTCGAGGTAGCGGCTGTAATTCTCCCGCGTCCGCGCGCTCGGGATGAGCTGGTAGTCGGAACTGGCGCGGTAGGCAGCGACGAGCGCGGCCAGCGTGCCCCTGCCCGGCTTGCGGCTCGCCGTGTCGCGCGAGGCATCCTGGTAGGCGGCGGCGAAGCCGGGGTCGCTCAGTGCCGGAAGCCTGATGTAGTGGTCGCGCCCGTTGAGCTTGCGCCGGTAGTAGAGGCGGCCGTGCTTCTCATGGACGTTCCTCATCTGTAGTCGTCCCATGTCGCATCGCCCCCTTCGTTGATGCCGAACTGCGACTCGATGAAGATGTCGAGCTGCCGCCGCGCCCATAGCAACCGCCCGCCTTCGCGCACAGGTTGGGGATAGCTGTGCGCCTTGACCTTATCGCGCAGGGTGGTGCGCGACACGCCGAGGTAGTCGGCGGCCATGCCCTCGTCCATGCGCGCCGGCCAGTCCGGCATACGGGCGATGCGCTCGGGTTTCACCGTCCGCGCCCTTTCATCGCTTCCAACAATAAATCCTGCACCTCGCGTTTCGTCTCGCGCCGCGCCATGACCAACTCATCCACGGTGTCAGATGCTACGATGTGGTGGATGAACACCGGCCGGTCGTGCCCGGCCTGGCGCTGCCTCACCGGCCCGATGCGCTCGATGATCTGCTGGAAGGATTCGAGCGACCACCAGTGCCCAAAGAAAACGAGGATATTCCCCCCGTCCTGTAAATTAAGACCGTGGCCTGCCGAGTCGGGGTGAGCAAAGAGAAGCCGAATGCGTCCAGCGTTCCATTCTCTGATCGTGTCCGGTGAAGCATCAAGCACCCGACCGTAAGGGAACGCACGCTGCAACCGGGCAAGATCGCTTTTGAAGTGGTAGGCGACCATGACAGGGGCGCCCATCGCCTCCTCCGTAATGCTCTGTAGAGCTTGAATCTTGGCATCGTGGACCTCCACCCATTTGTCGTTGCTGTCGCCGACGTAGGCCGCGCCGTTCGCCAGCTGCAGGCACTTGATCGTGCGGCTCGCGGCGCTGAATGCCTCGACTTCATGCCACCGCCGCCCGTCGTCGCTGTCGCGCAGCTCCATGTACATCTGCTTTTCCATGTCGCGATAAATCGACCGAGCCTTCGTCGGCAGTTCGACGCGCACGACGTTGACGATGGGCTCCTTGAGGTCGAACCAGTCGGCAGGGTCGACGGTGATGTGCAGATCGCGCAGCGCCGTTTCGATCTGCTCCTGCGCGCAGGGCAGCGCCTCCAGGCCGAAGCCGTTGAAGCCCTGCCGGAACCAGCGCTGCGTGAAGGCCGTATAGGTGCGCCCGAGGCGCTGCCCCGCATCCAGCGGCCACGTCTGCCCCCACAGATCGGCCAGCCCGTTCGGGCTCGGCGTGCCAGTGAGGTTGGTCCAGCCTTTGATCTTCGTGTGCGCGATCTTCATTATCGACCGCGCCCTGCGCCCGCCCTTGCCGCCAAGACGGAAGGACTTGAGCCTCGTGCTCTCGTCCGCGGTGACGTGCTCGAACGGCCACCTGTCGTCGAGGTAGTCGCAGAGCCAGGGGATATTTTCGTAGTTGATGGTGAACAGGCCCGCATTGGTGTTGCGCAGCGCTTTCTCGCGCTCGGCTGCTGAGCCAACGACCGGCTGCACTTCGATGCCGAAGTTACTCCACTTCTTCGCCTCGTCGGGCCACGTCGACTGCGCCACGCGCAGCGGCGCGAGCACAAGCTCGGGGCGGCTGGTCGTCAACTGACGGCACTCTACAGCTTCGAGCGTCGCCGCTGTCTTGCCCATGCCCATGCCCGCCCACACGCCGCCGCGCTCGCGTTCGAGCTCGTGCGCCGTGATGAGGTGCTGGTAAGGGCGAGGCTGGTAGATCATTCTACCCGCCACACCCGCAGGCCGCCTTCGGCAGTCCGCCGGCAAGCGAACTTACAATTATGCTGCTTGCCGTACGAGTTAGCGGCCGACGAAACGCGCTGCCGTTCGCTCGCTTCGGTCAGGAAGCTATCACCAACTTCCATTTTACCGAACGGATATTTGGTGCCGCTTTGCGAAGGTGGCATGGGCACGCCTTTATCTATGGCGAAGCTCACCGGCTCATCTCCTCCACGTACGAATCCACCAGCGCCGTCGTGTCGATCACGTCGATCCGAAAGCCGATCGCCCGCAGCCGCGCGTGCTCCCGCGCCTGGTGCGCTTCCGCGCGCCCCTTGGGCCGCTTCAACTCGACGAAGCCGTGCCGCCCGTTGGGCCAGCCGCAGAGCCGATCGGGCGCGCCCTTGCGGCCGGGGAACACGACCTTGCGCTCCTCGCCGCCGGTCTCTTTGACCCGGCGCTTGAAATAGGTCTCGACGTGCGCCTCGATCATTTGCCGAGGAACTTCATCAGCCGGGCAGCCGCTTGGTCATAGCGTTCGATGTCTCGCGCAGTTGCCCGCCTAAGCGAGATGGATTTCAGTTGCTTCGCGTCCGCACGCAGTTGTTCGAGCCCCAAATCGCAGAGGTGCGCCAGCAGCTCGGTATCGCCAGGTTCAAAGCTCACTTCCTGTACCTCCTCATCTCCTCGCCCTCGGCCGCCAGCGGCAAGCCATCGGCCCAAGGCGGGTTGGTCGTCATGATTCGCACCAGCCCCTCGGCGGTGAACTCGTCGCTGTCGGGGGTCTCGCAGATCAGTTCGTCATGCACTGATAGGACCACGCTGTAGCCCGCTTGCTCAGCGCGCATCATCGCATCGGCGAGCACGTCGCGAGCGACGGCCTGCGTCGCGTTCTCGACCAGCTTGCCGCCGTAGGTTTTTAGCGGCTGCCAGCGCCTCGTATATTGGTCGATGCCGTTGTACGTAATTTCGCCGTACTGAAGGCGCGGCGAGGGATAGCATAGCGCCCGACCGCTCGGCAGGATCATGCGAAGCCAGTTGCCATCACGGCGAACCTTGAGCCGGTCGTACGTCAACGTGACGCCGGGATTAAGGATCGCGTCCTTGACCTTAGCTTCGAGGTTCCACCACAGCTGCACCGTCTCTGGATGACGGGCACGCCAAGCCCTCACGATGCGCAGCGCTCCTTGCTCGTCGATGTCGAGGCCGTAAAGTTGCGCCATTGATTCAAACGCGCCGACCGCGCCGCCGAAGCCGCAAGCGAGTTCTGGCACCTTGCCCGTCGACTGGCGCTCATCCTTCGTCACCTGCTCGACGCGCTTGCCGAGGATCTGCGCAGCTGTGACGAGATAAAGGTCGGGGCCGCGCCCTTCGTCGTAGGCCCTGAAGGCGTCGAGCTTCCACTGCTCGCCGGCGAGCCACGCCAGCACGCGGCCCTCGATATTGGCGAGGTCGGCAACGATCAGCTTCTTGCCCTCGGGCGCAATGATCGCGCCCCGGATGGCCGATGAGCAGCGGGCGATGACGTCCTCGTAGAGCATGTCGGCCGTGCCGCTCTTGAGCGCGTCGATCGTCGCTTCGATCTCGTCGTTATCGTGCTTTGGCCTCGGCAAATTCTGCGGCTGAAACAGCCGCCCCGACCACCGCCCGGTGCGCGCTGCGCCACAGAACTCCAGCGCACCGCGCAACCGTCCGTCGCTCGACGTCGCGTTGACGAGGGCCTGGTACTTGGCGACGGACGTGCTCGACGCTTCGAGCCGGATCGCGATCAGCTCGCGCGCCGCGTCGGGCAGGTTCTCGTCGGCGAGGCGCCGCTCGAGCGTGCCCTTCTGCATGTCGGGCAGGGTGACGCCACATTCTTCGAGCAAGTGCTTCAGAAGCTCGTCGCGCTGGTTGGTCGACTGCACCGCGTCGTCGGTCAGTTCCTGCGTGCGCTTGCCGAGGCGCTTCTGCTCGGCGGCGACGGCTGTGATCGCGGCGCGGGCGAGGTCGAGGTCGATGGCAAAGCCGCGCTCGTTGATGCGCTGGTCGAGCTCCCAAAGCTCGCGCTCGGCGCCCTGGTAGTTCCAGACGGGCAGGCGCTTGTAGACCTCGCGCATCGCCTCGACGTCGAGGCCGGCATAGTCGACGAATCGCTGCCACTCGACCGGGTGCGTGTGCCTGGTCGCGCGGCGCTCCTTGCGGTTCTTCGGCAGCGGCTTGCAGAACAGATTGATTAGCTGGCGGCCCTGCTTGTCCTTGGCCTTGTCGACCGGCACGCCGAGGATATCGCACAGCGTTCCGAGCGCGCCGGGCAGGCCGACGCTGCGCGCCTGCGCCATCGTGCAGTGCGTCTTTTCGACCGGCAGGGTGACGCCCTGGTGCTTGAGGATGGTGCGCTCGAACCGCGCGCCATGAACGACGATCCGGTCTGCGCTATCGACCAGGCTGGTGAGCGCGCGAGGCCAACCCTCCACGACCTCGACCGGATCGTCGTCCAGCGCGAAGGCGCTGAGCAGCACCTCCGAGCCCTCGGCATAACGGCTGGTGCCGTGGCCGATCGGTGTCTCTGACCAGGTTTCCAGATCAAGATGCAACAGCACGTTGCTCCCGTTCCTTCAGCAGTTCCCGAAGCTCGGGAGTCATGATCTCGTGAACCTCGTCGTTCTTGGGCAGCCGCTTCACCGGCAGCCCTGGATTGCGTTTCCAGTTCATCATCGGCTTTCCCCTTCTCTTGAGTGAGGCGCGGCGCGTGGGGTGCGTGCTCTCGGGGAAACACGCCGCGCCTCGCTGAAAAGAAGGTGCTGCCCCGCCCCCACAGGGAGGCGAAAGGCGGGGCAGCGACGCGGGACAAGCGGGAACCCGCGTCTTGGGGAGGTCAGGCCAAGCCGAGGCAGCCGCAGTACGTGTCGAGCAGCGCTTGCCGTTCCTGCCGGGTGTGGATTTCCATTTTGCGGAGCTTGATGACTTCGCGCATGGTCCTCGTGTCGTACCCGTTGGCCTTCGCTTCGGCGAACACGTCCTTGATGTCGTCGGCGATTCCTTGCTTCTCCTCGGTCAAGCGTTCGACGCGCTCGATGAAGAGGCGCAATTGCTCGGCCGCGACGTGGTTGTGGCCCGCCGCCGTCACGCCAGCTCTCCCGCGTCGGCGCCCTCGGTGAGGTCGTCGAAGTCGCTCTCGTCGGCCGGTGCGCCGCCCGAGAAGGCGTCGCCATCGCGGTAGAACTGGACGCCCTTCAGCTGCGCGTTGACGCGCTTGCCGAACTGGTTGTCCTGCGCCCACAGTTCGAGCGAAGCGTAGACGTAGCAGCCGCCGTAGGGCCGGCCGTCGCTCTGCGTCAGCGGCGACTTGTCGCGGTCGAGGACCAGAGGCCGCGTCTTGCTGCGCGACGAGACGTAGAAGTTGCCCTCGAACCCGTCGTAGTTGGCCTTCTCGTCACCGTCGTGCAGGCAGACGTTGCCCTTGGCGCGCATCGCCTTCAGCTGTTCGGCCGCCTTCGCGCCCCACTTCTCCTTAGCGACGGCCTCGATCGCTTCGTTGATCTCGGCCATCTGCGGGTGGTCGGGCGGGATGATGAGCGAAGCCGAGAAGGCAGGCTCCTCGCCCGCGACCGACTTCGGCTCGAAGATCGCCGGGAAGGCGAGCCTCGCGTTCTTCAAGTGCAGTTTCATCGTTGCTCTCCTACTGGCGGAATGGGTGTTGCTCGGGGCCTGACGCCGCCGGCGCCGTCAGATCCTCGAAATCGTCGGCCACGCTGTAGGCGGGGCGCTTGTCGCTCATCGGCGCGACCGAGGGTTTGCCTTCGGATTGCGTGATGTGCGCGCTAATCGCGCTCCACCGCCTCGGGCTGTCCTTGAGCAGCTTCTCGGCCCTGGCCGGGCTGATGAGCTTGCGGTCGTAGATGTCGTCGGCCTTGAGGCGCATACCCTTGAGCGCTTCCTCGACCGCGTTCGGGTCGCGCCACTCGCGGTTGCCCCTGCGTCCCTCGACCAGCTTCCACCCGTCGACCCTGCGGCCGGCGAGCAGTTCGCTCTCAGCGCGGGCGCGCACGGCCTTGCACCAGATTTCGACAAGCTCGACCGCATCCATGCGACGCCCAAGCGCCTGGCTGTAGACGTAGGGCAGCTTGTCAGTCGCCTCGGCGACGGCCTTCGCGGTCAGGTCGCTGAAGTCGCCGAGCACGGCCTGCTGCACCTCGCGTTCGAGCGCGGGACAGATCGCCTTGGCCTTGCAGAAGCGGCACTGCTTCTCGCCGGGTGCGCCGACGATCTCGCGCCCTTCCTCTCGCAATATGTCGATGGCAACTTTCGCGGCGTCCGCTGCTTTCGCAGCAAACGCGCCGACGTCATCGACCGGGCACGACCAGTCGGAAGTCCACTGCAGACGAGGCTGGACGATCACCAGCCGCACGGTCTCGAACACGGCGGCGAGGCCGAAAGCGTCGAGCCCGCCGATCGCGTAGAGCAGCATCTGCTCATTCTCGGTCGCGCTGACCTGCACGCCGCGCCCGTACTTGAGGTCGACGAGGATCAACTCGCTGCCCTTGACGATCACCGCGTCGCTCGTGCCGAAGCTGTCCTCGACGCCGACCGCGCTAGAGAAGTCGACGCGCTGCTCGACGAACAGGTCGCCGCCGTCGGCCAGGGTGCGCACCTCGTCGAGGTAGACCTGCACGTAGGCGGCCATGTCCTCGTCGACGGTGAACTCCCGCTCGCCAACCGTGATGACGCGGCCGATATAGCCGTCGGCGTCGCGGTTCTCGGTCAGCGCCATCGCCGCGAGCTCGTGGGCGGCGGTGCCCTCGTCGGCATATTCGCTCGACGCGTCGGGGCAGCGCTGCTCGAGCGCGACGCTGGCGGGGCAGCGCATCCAGCGATGCGCGGCCGACGGGGAAAGGAGCGCGTGCGCGGTCACTTCCGGCGCTCCTCTTTGTACCCCGGCCACTTGGCCTGCTTGCGCTCTTGCCGAGCAGGCTGTTCCTGCGGCTGCTCGGTCGGCGGGGTTGGATCGTCGGCCATCACGCAACCTTCCGCTTCACGAAGCGGTTGGTCTTGGGGTCGCGCAGCGGCACCTTCGTGCGGAGCGTCTGCAGCTCGCGGGCGAAGATGTTGGCCTCGTGGCGCCACATGTCGCGCTCGGCGCAGAGCTTGCCGATGTCGCCGCAGGCGTCGAGCCACAGGCTCTTGTACCTGGCGATGCCGACCGTGAGGCCACTGGCGAAGGCCGCGCCGAGGGACAGCGCGATCGTGATATAGTCGCCCATCACGCGGCCTCCTTCGCCTGCTGCATCTCGGCCACCACGTCGGCCCACTGCTCCTCCTTGAGCTTGGTCGCGTGGTCGACGCCGAAGTCATTGAGGATCTTGATGACCGCATCGCGGCCCTTGGCGGCGGCGAGGCCGTTCACGGCTTTCTGCACGTCCGCGTAGACGATGGTGGGTTCGTCCTCAGAAGGGGATGCAGTGGTCGTCGCAGTCGTGGAAGTCGTAGACGTCTCGCCAGCGGCCCCATTGGAAGATTCGCTTGTGGCTTCGCTCGTGGCCTCTGGCGCAGGTGCGTTTCCCGCGTCGGCCTTGTCAGCCTTTGGCTTCTTCGCCTTGCGGGTCGCCAGCTTCGTTGCGTCGATGGTCGCCGTGTCGCCGGGCGCAGCGGCCTTGAGGTCGACGACGATCGGCGCACCGTTGAGCAGCAGCGCCATCTGGTTGTTCAGATCGGCCACGCTGTCGGCCGTGATCTTCAGCTCAATTCCCACGAGATTCCTCCTCTGGATGGTGTTCGGGACAGAAGTATTCGTTGTTGCGCGTCTCGCTGTTGAAGCGGCGCAGCCAGCCCATCTCGAGGAGCCCGCCACGCTTGGCGATCTCGGTGTCGCTGACTTCGACGTGGCAGACGTCGCAGTCGATGAGGATGCTGCGCACGGTGTGCGTGTCGGGGTTGTTGTCGATTCTCAGGCCCACAGGTGCGGCCTCCGTTTGTCGGGCGTGACGGGTTGGGGCTTGTCGGCGACCAGGCGCTCGTACGCGCGGGCCGCTTCGACCTGTGCGCGGGGGATGAGCGGCACGACCTTCGCATCGTTGCACTTGCAGCGAACGTGCTCGGCCCATGCGCCCTCGACCAGCAGGTCGCAGGCGGGGCAGACGAGCGCGGAAGGATAGAGGCTCATTGACCGACCCGCTGCAGGCAGTGGTCGATGTGGCTGATGGCGCGGTGCGCGTGCGCAGCCTCGGCGCGCAGGCGCTTCTCGATCGCGACGAGATCGCCACGAGCGCGGTTCAGCCCGCGCAGCAAGTCTTTATGGGCTTGAGTCCCCATCGAATCGCCTCCTGTTAAGCGATTCGATAATGCGCCTTTCGTATAGGGTCAATACGCTTTTTGTAGTTTAATGCGTTTTTCGACGCCACCAGCGCAGCGCGTAGAGTGTCCCGAATATGGGTGACCAGATGGTGATCGTGGCGCCGAGCGCCTTCACGACCTGCTGGATATCGTCGCCGGTCAGCGTGTCGGCGCCGGCGTAGTCGTAGGGCAGGATCGCATAGAGCCCCGCCCACAGGACAAAGAAGCTGCCCCACGCCCAGGCGCGCAGGCTCACAGCCGCCTCCCGAACCACACCGGGCGGCCGATGATGCGCGTGTTGTCGAGCGGCTGCTCAACGGTCTGGTACTTGGGGTTGGTCGAGAAGATGCGCAGCCGCCCGTCGATCATCCGCTCGACGTTCTTCACGACATAGGCGTCGTCGTGCCACAGCGCGAACGGGCCGGGCTGCGTCGGCGATACGTCGCGCAGATCCACCAGCAGCTCGTCGTCGTGACGGAAGTCCGGTTCCATGCTGTCCCCGCGCACGCGCACGAGGACGAAATTCTGCTGGCGGCCTCTTAAAATTCCTTCAATCAAGTAACGGGGCACTAGAGCCTTCTCCTGCTCGCCCTCGCCGGTTCCGCCCCCACCCATGCCGGCGTACGTAGGCATGACGTTGATGGGTACGTAGGAAATCGTTTCCTCATCGTTAGCGTGAACGTCGGGGTCAGGAACCCAATGCCGAAGCAGGGCCTCGAGCTTGGGCACGTCGTCGACCTTCAATGCACGCTGCCCGTTGAGCAGGCGGGTCGCGGAAGGCTGCGAACGGCCGAGCGCCTTCGCAATCTTCGAGTGAGGGATTCGCGCCTCTTTCAGGCGGTGGATCAGGTCGGTGTCGGCCACTTCATCATCTCCTGCTCGGCACAAAAGTTAGACATACGCAATGCGTATATCGCACGATTCACCAGTCAAGTGAAACTAACTTTGGATAACTGGAAATTAATTTCGGAAATCGTATCGAAATGGGATTGAACCAATACGCTTTTCGTATATGCAAAGCGTATGCAGACCCTTATCGAACAGCTCGACCCCTACTGGAACCAGAAGGGGGGCGTGACCAAGCTCGCGAAAATTTTGGGCGAATCGCTGTCCACTGTCCACTCATGGAAGCGGCGCAGGAGCATCCCCCACTGGCGAGTCGCCCAGGTTGAGGACGCCCTGCGCACGCACGAGGAGTTCAAGGATCTGAACGCTTCGCGGCAGGTGGGGTGATGTCGGCGCAGATTCTGGTCGGCGACTGCCGCGAGAAATTGCGCGAACTGCCCGAGGCGTCGGTCGATTCGATTGTTTGCGACCCGCCCTACCACCTCACCGCCAACAAGAAGGGCGGCAGCGGCGTAGCCTCGGTCAACCTCGACAGCCCCTACGGTCGCGCGCGCATCGGCACCGGCAACGGCGAGGGTGGCTTCATGGGTATGAAGTGGGACGGCGGCGATGTCGCGTTCTGCGTCGATCTGTGGGCCGAAGCGCTGCGCGTGTTGAAGCCCGGCGGGCACCTCCTCGCGTTCAGCGGCACGCGCACATATCACCGGATGGTCGTCGCGATCGAGGACGCGGGCTTCGAGGTCCGCGACCAGCTGGCGTGGGTGTACGGCTCGGGCTTTCCCAAGTCGCTCGACGTCAGCAAGGCCATCGACAAGGCCGCCGGCGCAGAGCGCGAAGTGCTCGGCCACAAAGACGTTGGCCCCGATATTCGCGGCGACAACTACAAGCGCGACAACGGCGAGCGCATGATCGCCGCTATAACGGCGCCGTCAACCGACGAAGCGAAGCGGTGGCAGGGTTGGGGCACCGCTCTCAAGCCGTCGTGGGAACCCATTTGCCTTGCGCGCAAGCCGCTGGTCGGGACGGTCGCGGCCAACGTGCTCGAGCACGGGGCGGGTGCGCTCAACATCGACGGGTGCCGAATTGCGGTCGAAGACGAAGCCTACGCTAAGAACTGCTCGGGCGATCGCGGGCACGCCGATAACCGGAAGCGCGACCTTGGCTTCGCGATGGGCTGCGGCTCAGCGAACAGCGGGGGCCGTTGGCCCGCCAATCTCTGTCACGACGGCAGCGATGAGGTCATCGAACTGTTCCCCGGCAAGGCCGGTGCTGCAGCGCCAGTGCATCGGCGGAACGGCGACAAGTTTCGCAACGCCTACGGCGCATTCGCAGGCAACATCGACGAAGAAGGTAGCACCTTTCGCGGCGACAGTGGCAGCGCTGCACGCTTCTTCTACTGCGCAAAGACGAGCAAGTCGGAGCGCGGCGAGGGCAACGACCACCCGACGGTGAAGCCGCAGGCCCTGATGCGCTGGCTCTGTCGGCTGGTGACGCCGCCGGGCGGCCTCGTGCTCGACCCGTTCCTCGGTTCGGGCAGCACAGGGCTCGCGGCGCTGGCCGAGGGCTTCCGCTTCGTCGGCATCGAACTCAACCCTGAGTACGTCGCCATCGCCGAGCGTCGCCTCGGACTGGACCTCGCATGACCACCGGCCTGTTCCACTCGAACCGCAACCCGGCGGCCAGCTACTCCAACCGGCAGCGCAAGCCCAAAGAGCACGCAGCGCAGCGCAAGAGCCGCGCCGAGTATTTCAGGAAGCGCCGCGCGGCCAAACCGAAGAAGCTGACCAAGCGCGACCAGGTGGCCGAGCTGCTGAGCGAGGAGTTGAGCATCGAGGCCATCGCCGAGCGCATGGGGCTCACGGACAAGGCGGTGCGCCGGCACCTCGAGAAGATCAGGGCGGGCCTGGGACCGCAGGCTGTATGAGTCGTTGGCCCTCGCCTGCAAAGACGTACGAAACGGGCCGACCGTGTAGGCGCGGACACGTAGCGCCGAGATATGTATCGACGCGATCCTGCGTCGTCTGCACTGACATTCGCGCGCGCGAATACCAAGCGCGAAATCGTCGCAGGTATCTCGACCGCCAGAACGAAATGAGGCGAGTTCGCCTGTTTGGGCTGTCGGCGGAAGGCTACGCGGCCCTGCTCGCACAACAGAACGGTGGGTGCGCGATCTGCGGGGGAGTGAACCCGAAGAGAGCGCTCGCTGTCGATCACGACCACAGCTGCTGCCCAGGCGAGCGGACCTGCGGACAGTGCGTTCGCGGGCTTCTCTGCGACGCTTGTAATCATGGTTTGGGAAAGTTTCGCGATAACCCCGATCTGCTCCTTCTTGCGGCGAAGTACCTCGCCAAATGAGCAGTTACTATAATGAGATAGACCCCTACGCCGCCGCGTGGCTGCGCAACCTGATCGAGGCAGGACTCATCGCGCCCGGCGAGGTCGACGAGCGGAGCATAGAGGACGTAACACCCGATGACCTTCGAGGTTTCACCCAATGCCACTTCTTCGCCGGCATCGGCTGCTGGTCGTACGCCCTGCGCCGCGCGGGGTGGGACGATAGCAGAGAATGCTGGACAGGATCGTGCCCCTGCCAGCCTTTCAGCGCGGCAGGCAAAAGAGGCGGGACTGCTGACGAGCGGCACCTATGGCCCGCCTTCTTCCACCTCATCGACGCGTCACGCCCTCCAATCGTCCTTGGAGAGCAGGTTGCGAGCAAGGACGGCCTCAATTGGCTCGACCTTGTACAAGCTGACCTGGAAGCATCGGGCTACGCCGTCGGGGCGACTGATCTGTGCGCTGCGGGCGTCGGGGCGCCGCACATCAGACAACGACTCTGGTTCGTCGGGGTGGCCGACACCGATGGCGAAGATTGCGGGCCCGGACTTCGCGGTGCAAAACCGCGAGGGGTCGGGCTCGATGATGCTGCCCGCAGTGGCGGCCCGGTGCGGCTGGCCGACCTGCCTCGCAACGGACAGCAGGGGCCGCGCGGGAGCAGCGGCGCACAAGAACAGCGAGCTACCGAACTGCGTCGAGTTAGCGGGTTGGCCTACAGCGATGGCGGGCACGCCTGCGCAGAAGGGCTACAACGAAGCGGGGAACACGGACAGCAGCCGCAAGACGGTGGCGCTGTGCGGTTGGACAACGCCACAAGCTCACGACATCTCACCCAGAGGGTCCGGCCAGAAAGAGAAGCATGGCACGAAGCACGGCTGCGCGTGCCTAGCGAGGGACGCGATGAAAGCCGAGGGGCCAGCCCGACTAACGGCTTCTGGCGAGATGCTGACTGGCTCCTCTGCCGGGACGGAAAGTGGCGGCCAGTTGAACCCGGCACATTCCCGCTGGCTCATGGGGCTCCCTCCCGAGTGGGACGCTTGCGCGCCTATGGCAACGCGATCGTCAGCGAGGCGGCGCGCGAGTTCATCGAAGCCGTAAGCTGGTCGCTGGGGGATGACCTTGTATGACACGTTGGGGGGCCTCGAAAGAGGATTGGATTCACTTCGACCTAGGGCTCGGGTTGACCGAGGACTTGCTGCCCGTCGTCAGCGACCCGACGGCGATCATCAGCGACGCCTCGAAGATGAAGGCCCTGGGCAAGACGCCTTCGCTGTTCAACGCGAACGATTATGCCGTTGGCATCCCCGATTGGACGTCGAAGCGCACGACGGGCAAGGAGATCGAGCGCTGGTCAGCCGATGACCGGCTCGGCATCTGCATCCAGACTCGGCTATGCCGAGCGCTCGACATCGACGTCGACCATAGCCAGGCCGAAGCCATCGCGATCGACTTCACGACGACGCTCGGAATGCTCCTGCCGACGCGCCATCGGCGCCCCGCCTCGGCCAAGATGCTGCTTGCTTTCATCGTCGAGGGCGACCTGCCGAAGCGGTCGTTCAGGACGGAGCACGGCCTCGTCGAGTTCCTTGGCAATGGGCAGCAGTTCGTGGCCTGTGGCACCCATCCGAGCGGGTCGCGTTACGAGTGGGACGGCGGGCCGCCCGACTTTCCCGTCGTCAGCGCCGCTCAGTTCGAGGCGGCGTGGGCGAACATCGTCGACCTCTACGCCCTGCCCGACACCGCCTACGAGGCGGGCACAAGGCGGCGCGGCGCGGACTTCCACGCGACCGACCTGACGGCCGAGCACCTGGTCGAGCAGGGCCTCGTATTAGCGGAGGGTAGAGATGGACAACTTTTCGTGGCTTGCCCTTGGGCTGATGGCCACAGCTCAGACTCTGGTGTCACTGAAGCTTGCTGGTTTCCTGCTGGTACAAACGGCTATGAAGTCGGGCATTACAAGTGCCTTCACGCCAGTTGCGCCAAGCGCACCGACGACGAGTTCAGGGAAAAGGTAGGTTGCGGCACGAGCTCGGACTTCGAGACGCTGCCGGTCGAGGTCAATGGTAAATCCCATGAGCCGCCGGTGCGGCCGCGCTTCCTTCAGGTCAACGTCAAGACGGGCGAGATCCCCGCGCTGCTGCACAACGTCATGCTGGCCCTAGAGAACCCCGCGTGGTTCGGCTTCAAGGTGGCCTACGACACGTTCCTCGGCGAGGAGGTGATCGGCTTCGAGGAAGGCCCCGGCTGGCGGCCCCTGCGCGACGCCGACATGGCCCTGATGCGCCGCCGCCTCGACCAGTTGGGCTTCAAGCCGGTCGGCAAGGAGATCATGCGCGACGCGATCGACGGCGTGTGCGAGCGGCTGCGCATCGACAGCGCGGTCGAGTGGCTGGAATCGCTCAAGTGGGACGGGACGCCGCGCGTCGAGACCTTCCTCAGTGAGGTGTTCGGGGCCGAGGACACGCCCTACACCCGCGCCGTCGCGACCTACTGGTGGACCGCGCACGCCGGCCGTGTGCTCGACGCCCCGGTTCAGGTCGACATGGTGCCGATCCTGCTCAGCGAGGAGGGCCACTACAAGACGACGACGCTGCAGGCGCTGGTGCCGAGCCTCGCCAACTACACCAAGATCGACCTCGCCCACCGCGACGCCGATTTGTCGCGCAAGATGCGCGGCGCTCTGCTCGGCGAGATCGAGGAGATGCGCGGCCTGCAAGGGCGCGGCGGCGAGGGCACCAAGGGCTTCATCACCACGCAGGTCGAGGAGTGGACGCCCAAGTACAAGGAGAAGAAAACCCACTACCCGAGGCGCCTGGTGCTGGTCGGCACGACCAACGACGAGGATTTGTTTGACGGCGAGAGCGGCAAGCGCCGCTGGCTGCCGGTCAGGGTCATCAATTCCAACCGCGAGAAGGCGAGGGCCATGCGCGAGCAGCTGTGGGCCGAGGGCGCAGCCCTGTATCGCGAAAGGGGGGTGATGTGGCAGGGCGCCCACGACCTCGGGAAAAGCGAGATCGAGCGCTACATGGTCGAGGATATGTGGGAAGCGGCCGTCGCGAAATGGCTGGTTTCGATCGAAGCGCCGCACGACGACAGCCATTGGGACGGGTCGTTTTTCACGACTGCGGAGCGTGTCGCGAGGGGTGCTTTGCTGCTGGACGCAAAAAATCACAACAAGGCTGTGCGCAATCGAATCTGCAAAATTTTACGAGATATGGGCTTCAAACCCGGTTTTCGGCGCGAAGAAGGCGCGATTGTGCGCGGTTGGCGACACCCAAGTCTAGATGCGTTTCACAAGAGTGTCGGGATGCGTGACGCGGAAAGCCTAGCGTAATGAGCTACTTAACTACTACTGACACACTGACACACATCTTTATTATAAAGCTTACGTATGTGATAAAAAGTGCGATTCTGGGAAAGTTGGCGACCCCCATGTGTGTCATGCGTTGCGTGTCACCCGGCGCGGGGCGCTCAACCCGGTTAAGAACCCGAAAACCGCCCATCCAAAAATCGCATTGACCTCATGCGAAAAACGACTCATCGTTAGGGAGGGTCAACGACCGGGGGGGGTCGGACGATGGAGCATATCCCTTACGGCGAGAGCCGGATGGTCGGGGTGAACGACAAGAACTACCGGGTGGGTGAGGACCACCAGTGCGCGAAGCTCAGTGATGCCGAGGTGGATCTTATCCACGAGCTCCGCAACCCGACCGATGGCGCGAAGCCCCTGTCGTTCGGCGAGATTGCGAGGAAGTTCGAGGTGAGCAAGGGCACCGTGTACGACATCATCAACTTCCGACGCCGCGCGACGGCTGCGGTGGGTTATCGCCGCGTGAAGCTGAGCGTGAAGGCTCCGCACTCGCGGCTGATCGAGCGTGGGTTCTGATGCTTGACCGCGATCAGGTTGTGCCCAGGATTTGTGAGGAGCTTGCCAAGGGCTTGTCGCTCAGCGCGATTTGCGCAGAGCAGGGATTTCCCAACCGTTCGACCATCCAGCGTTGGTGCGATGACGACCCCGATATCGCGGCGGCTATCACCCGCGCGCGCGACCTTGGCTTCGATGAACGCGCCGACCAGGCCGTCGAGAAGGCCAAGAGTGCGAAGGACGCCGCGCTAGGGCGCCTCGCCTTCGATGCCGACCGCTGGTATCTCGCGAAGCTCAACCCACAGCGCTACGGCGAGCGCATCCAGACCGCGCAGACCGACGTGAACGGCAACGACGCACCGGCCGCCGACCCCGCGCAAAGCATCGCCGCCATCCTCGCCGCCGCCAGGGAGCGCCAGGCCAAGGACGGGAGCGACCTCGCGTGAGCCTGTGGCACCCCGACAGCGCCGAGGACCGCATGGCGTGGGCGCCGATCGTCGGCTGCGCGCTGCCCCTCGCCGCAGCTGTAATCCTCGCTGTGGTGCTGGTCCTGTGATGGTCGCCCTCACCCGCCGCTCGCGCCTGTTCCGTGCGTTCCAGCCGATCATCGACGGCCTGAAGGACAAGGCCGAGGCGCGCGTCGAAGCGTCCGAAGCCGAGCGCTTCGAGCGCGACTGGTTCGGCGGCGGGCAGTGGATCAAGAGCCACCCGTTCAGCTTCGAGGCCGAGATCATCGAGAGCGCCAGCGGCAACCCGCTCAACACGCTCGGCCGTGCGATCGATGGCGTTCACGCCCACGAGATCGTCAGCGTCGCGCTGGTCGCGATCGGCACCGATGGGGTCATCCACACGGCCTGGTCGGACGGCGATTATGCGCTGATGGGCGCAGCCGCGAAGTTCCTCGCCGATGACCTCAAGCGCGCCGCTCGATAGCTACTCGCCCGAGGAGATCGCCGAGCTTCTGCCCTACCTGACAGCGGCAGAGCGCAAGCAGATCGACGCCATCGTCGCACAGTGGAACGCGGTGCCGTGGCGGCCGCATCCCGAGAACGATCCGCAACGCCAGGCGTACGAGAGCAAAGCCGACATCATCGGCTACGGCGGCGCGGCCGGCGGGGGCAAGACCGACCTCGCCTGCGGCAAGACTCTGACGCAGCACCAGAAGGTGATGATCCTGCGCCGCGTCGGCACGGAGCTCACCGGCATCATCGACCGGCTCGAGGAGATTGTCGGCAACAAGGTCGGCTACAACGGCAAGGACAACATCTGGCGGCTGCAGCGCTACGATGGGGTCAAGCTGCAGATCGAGTTCGGCAGCGTGCCCGACCTTGGCAACGAGAAGAAGTTCCAGGGCCGCCCGCACGACCTGCTGGTGTTCGACGAGGCGGCCAACTTCCTCGAGGCGCAGGTCCGCTTCTTGATGGGTTGGGTGCGCTCGGTCGACCCCGACCAGCCCTGTCAGACGCTCATGTGCTTCAACCCGCCGACCGACAGCGACGGCCAGTGGATTGTCGACTTCTTCGCGCCCTGGCTCAACAAGAAGCACCCGCTGTTCCCGACGCCGTTCGGCCAGATCCGCTACGCCGCGATGATCCCGGCCGACAACGGCACCAGCAAGGATGCGTGGGTCGACAGGCCCGACCCGTTCGTCATCGTCGACGGCGAGTTCGTCTACGACTTCGACCCCGACCAGTTCGCGAAGGAGGAGATCATCACTCCCAAGTCGCGCACGTTCATCCCGGCCAAGGTCACCGACAACCCCTACCTCTACGGAACCGGCTACATGGCACAGCTTCAGGCGCTTCCCGAGCCGCTGCGCTCGCAGATGCTCAAAGGCGACTTCCTCGCCGGCATGAACGACGACCCTTGGCAGGTCATCCCGACGCTGTGGATCGAGGCGGCGATGGCCCGCTGGCGCGAGCCCAACGTCAAGTCCGAAATGGACAGCATGGGTGTTGACGTGGCGCGTGGCGGCAAGGACCAGACGACGATCGCACGGCGCCACGGCAACTGGTTCGACCGCACGCTGGTCTACCCCGGCACGCAGACGCCCGACGGCCCTGCGGTCTCGGGCCTGGTCATCGCCGCGCTGCGCGACGCGGCGCCCATCCACATCGACGTGATCGGCGTCGGCGCCAGCCCGTACGACTTCCTGCGCAGCGCGAAGCAGCAGGTCATCGGTGTCAACGTCGCCGAAAAGAGCCTCGGCCACGACAGGAGTGGGCGGCTGAGCTTCGCCAACCTGCGCAGCGAATTGTGGTGGCGAATGCGTGAATGGCTCGACCCGTCGAACAACACCGGCGCCATGCTGCCCGACGAATCTGAACTGCTGGCCGAGCTGACCGCGCCCAAGTGGCGGCTGCGCGGCCCGATCATCGAGATCGAGAGCCGCGACCAGATCATCGAGCGCATCGGCCGCTCGCCTGACCGGGCATCGGCCTATATCCTCGGGCTGATCGAAACGCCGAAGATGGCGCACCTCGACAGGATTTTCGGAACGCGCAAGCAGAGGGACTACAATCCCTATGAATGAACCCATCCTCGCCAGCCACAAGGGCAAGCTCGTGCATCTCCACGAGGACGGCCGGCGCACGACGCTCGAAGGCCGCCCGGTCGTCGACCCCGAGGAGAAGCCGCTGCCACGCGCGCCGAAGCGCTGGCACGACCCGTACGCTTAAGCGCCCCTGCCGGTAGCATCATCCTCGGGCGACAAGGCTCCCCTCCTGGTCGTGGGGGCCGAGGGTTTCCCCCTGTTACCTCGGCCCCCTGCTCCATCCCCGTACGCTTAAGCGCGACGCGCAGCCCTATCCTCGGCCCCCGAATGAAAGGGCCACCCGTCCATGTGCGGACCACTTGCACTTCCCATCGCTGTCGTCGCCGGTTCGGCTATCGCGGCCGGGGCAAGCATCTACAGCGCGAACAAGGCCGCGTCGTCGCAGAAGAAGGCGATGCAGCAGGCGCAGACCCAGGCGCTGAAGCAGGCGGCGGACGACAAGGCCGCGAACGAACGGCTCATCAACAGCGCGAACCGCAAGCAGAGCGATTTCGCGACAATGATCCAGCAGAACCTCGGGCTCGGCGGCAGTGGGGTCGGCTCCAC